CACGGCGTGTTGCACCTATGCGGAATCAACGACAAAGGCCCGGGAGAACGAGAAATTATGACACAAAAAGAAAAAAGAGAAGCCGACAAAATCGAACAGATTCTGCTGGCAAAAAAGAACTGCCACCGTGCATCAAAGGTGGTAAATGTGGCAAACCCAGAACAAGGTGAATGGATTTTTAATTGGAGAGGCAAGAAGCTAAGCCAAAATTTAATGAGTTGCGACTATGCACATACAGCAATCCGTATTTCCAACAACGAGGAAATTGTTATTTATGACAAAGACTTAGGTTCCTGGGCTGTTACAGAGTGGAAATACGAAGTGAATTTAGAGGAACTTTGGAAATGCGCTTGCGACGCTTTTTATTCTACGAGTTTCAGCCCGGAAGAGCGAGCCGCTCTGTATATTCGTGATTACGAAAAGGAATTGAATGCCGACCTTGAAAATATGCCGGAAAACGAGAAGGAGCACTATATTACGAAATACAAAGAATGGGTTCGTACTTTATTTTACAAACATTCTCGTATAATGAGCGTCATGATAACTGGGCCAGCCCGTTTCCCTTCAAGACGAAATGATAAAATGAATAATTATTACGACAATGCTGTAAATGAATTTAGAACGTGGAGAGAAAAAGCACTCAAGGCAATAGCTCGGAGAATAGAGGACGCAAAACCGGAAGAACAAAAAAATACCGAAGAATGGCTTTCTGTCAAAAGTGAGATTGACAATATTGCATCCACATTGAAAGACATTGATACAGGTATAAACAAATATAGCTACCGACCTTTATTTGTATCAAGTCTGTACGGAAAGCTAGAACGCATTGCCAACAACGGAAAGGTTGATGTAATAGTCAAATCAACTGAATATATCAAAGAACTCAACGAAAAGCTTCCGAAGCCTATTTTTACTAATCGTCATAAATTCTGGAAGCTCGCCGAGCTTGCCAATCAATCAATTGTAAAGCAGGCCGAAAGAGAGAACCAAGAAGATGCGGAAATACTTTTCGATGGAGGTCGGGTAATCAAAAACTATTCCGAAGATAGGGTACAGATAGTTTTCGACACAAAGCCTCAGCCGGACGTTATTTCAAATCTCAAGCATAACGGTTTCCGCTGGTCGCCTCGTTTTTCGGCATGGCAACGCCAATTAACGAACAATGCTTATTATGCCGTTACCCGCGTTATTCCAGTCACTATTGAACAACTGAAAGCAAAATGAAAGTAGGACAAAAAATATATCTATACGGAAATCAGCTTTCGCAAAATTTTGAAACAACTTTAAAGGAAACAGATACTTGTTTAGCAATAATCTGCGAACGTTTAAAAAGTTATTTTCAAAACAAAGGTATTGATACTCCCCATTTTCATATACTGGATGTTTCGGTATCAGATAGATTACCGAAAAAGCATTTGAAAAAGGAAATTGTAAAATTCTAAAATCAATCGTATGAGAAAGATATTATTCAGAGCAAAGCATGTTGACGACGGAGGTGTCTTTGCCAACGAATGGGTTTGTGGCGATTTGTGCCACTATGCCAACGGAACGATATTCATCCGACAGCAGGAAACCGGCAGTGCATTTGAAGTCCTTCAAAAAACAATAGGACAATCCATCGGGCAGAAAGACCGTACAGGGAAAGATATATACGAGGGGGATATTGTCGAATGTCGCGGAGACATATGCAAAGTCGTTTATAGCGACCATTTTGCAGGATTTGCACTTGATAAAAAAGGATGGGCTTATCTACATTTTTTCGGAGAAGCCTTCAATAACGAAGATTGTGCCGTTATTGGTAACATTTACGATAATCCGGAATTACTGAAAGGAGGTATCGAATGAACAGCAAGCAATTCTTTGAAGCCGTCGTAAAGCTACGTGAATTACAAAAAGACTATTTCAAAACCAGGTCAAGCATGGCACTTGCCGCATCCAAAAGACAGGAGAAGTTTATTGATGATGAGATTGCCCGGGTAAATACAGTTTTGTCAAACAAAAATAAACAGGGAGAGTTAGGCTTATGAGGCAAACTAAAATCTACCATGTGGAGCTTAAAGAGCCAATAGTTATTGATGGGGAACCTCGGAAAGATTTCTATTTCGGCTCAAAAGCTGCCATCTACGGCACCTTGTCACCAGAACAAATAGGAATAACATACAACTATCTCCGATCAAACGTGCACCTTGAGAAACAAGAATACAGCAATTCTAAATGTACAATCAGAAAGGGATTGTTAAGTCGTAAGAAAAAAAGCTGAATAACAACCCATTGTCAAAGATATTTTATACATTTGCAATGCGGAAAGAGTGAGGGAAGTAATGTTCCCGCTTTCTGCACCAGCCTGACGAGGGGGTGTTTAGCACAAATACGTAGAAGGGGGAATGTTTATTCTCCCTTCACTTTTTGTATAAGCTTCAAAATTCCATTACCCGTCATTACATACACATTAGGCAACTCCATAATAGACCTACCCATACTTTTATATTTTCCTATTTCACGGTTTATTGCGCTAAAAATATCTTTACTTCTATCGATTCTATCAGCATAAAATATCACACAATCAGCTTTACGCGCATCCTTTATATAAGTTCGAATCGTATTTTCATTAGCTGTGGGTATATACTTTACATCCCATGTGTACCCATCAAACCTCATGTCCGGTACACCTTTCCCTTTGCCATTCTCCGGCAAGAATTCGACTTGTTTACCGTTATTCTTCGCCAACATCTTACCTACAATTTTTTCTGCTTCACCACCACCTTGTGTACTGGTAAATTGATGCTCTTTATGATAGACATTGAAACCTCCACTAAACTCATCGAAATAGACTTTCTGCCATTCAGAGCCGTAAGAGTGATATAGGCTTTTAGCCTTTTGCCGTATCTCTTCCCGTTTACCGGTATTTATATCACCAATGCTTATATCTACATATTTCTTGTTGTCTTTAATCCAATATGGCAAGGTTCCACGATTATTCGCTTTTTCAATACGATCTTCATTCTCCTGCATCCATGAATAAAAAGTAGCAGGCAATTCCTTCACTTCTCGTTTCGACTTGAACCCCGAAATATCTTCACCAGCAAGTATTTTATCGGTCAACATATCAATCTCATCATCCGAAGCCAAAATTGGCTTTGCATGACATCGGCAATTCGAATGCCAACCCACAAATTTGAAACCAACAGGATATTTGCCAGCAAGTACATCGCAAATATCCCTCTCTGGATGATTTGTTTTAGATACACTGATTTCGATCCCCACGACAAAATTAAGTCGGGACCAACGTTCAAAGTCCGCGCTCCTGTATGCAATATTAGTTTCAGTCCTAGCCAGCCGTTGAGCATTCCGGGAACTGCTACGATACACACCACGTCCGGGATGGTACGCCTTAGCATTCCGGGATAACACAAGTTCTCCCCGGCTATCCCGTACACGCCTGAACAATTTATCAGGATCATTTAGGTAAGACTTTACCTTCGCAGCCATCACATTAGCCGACATACCCTGCCCCAAACAACAGTCAATAGCAAGCTCCATTTCTTCCCGGAACTGTCCCTCGTACTTCCAAACACGCTGTGACAGGTTCAGACCGCCGTATTCAGATTTACGGGCAAAGAAGGCGTCCATTGCTTCCCGGTTCCGGTTGAAATACATTGAGAACCGTTTATCATCTACAAACTTCTTTCCAAATACGGATGCAACCAATGCGTCGGCTTCTAAATTGGCCTGCTCCCATTCGTTTGTTATGCCATATTGTATTTGTTGATACACACGGCTATATAATTCCCGTAGAAGAGCATTTGCCCGGTCAGATATAGCTGGATAGTCCGAAAACACAAATGCTTTTTCAGGATCGTATATTGGTTCAATTTCCAATGACAAAAGAATAAGCCGGTTCATAATATCCAAGTAGATATTACGAACAGCCCCGGCATAACCTTCCGTACGGTGAAAAAGTTCCTTTCTTATCTTATCTTCATCGAGCCTTGCCATTATTCAGCTGTATTAAATACATCTAACCTGTTACGTTCCTTTTCTTCCTGCAGATCAGCTTCGTGCTCTTTGGCTATACGCACCTTTTCAGCCTCGGAATCTTCAATCAATGGATTTTTCTCTATCAGCGTCTCATGTGACATTCCACCTGCATTGTACATTTTGACCAGATTGTTAATAGTTGCTTCGACATCTTCACCGAACGGTTCCTGGAATTCATGTTCAATCACCAAATGGGAACATTCGTCTTTAAGCGAAATATCCAATACGTTACCAATAATCGTTGTAACCAGGCTTGCAATACGATCTGCATATTCATCGTACTTTTCTTTATGCTTTGAAGCCTTTATATCAGCCAAAAGCATTAACTGTTTAAGAGCCTTTGCTGATATTTGCGAAAGTCCTTTGGTTGCATCAAAATCAATTTTCGGGGTAAAAGAAAACCTCAATATCTTTTCGTCCAATTCGTCACTCTCTTGTTTCTTGGATTCCGGAGCACTATCCCATGTAAGATATTTGATTTCTGGCTTTTTAGAACCATCCCCATTCGGTTTAAGAATGAACAGTTTGCTCGTTTCTCCCTGTTCCGGCAGAGAATTAACAATAGAAGCATCAGCAACGAGTGCCGGGTCAGAAAAACGGTCGTTAACATCAGCCGTCCGGCTAATCGTCCACTCTTTCCGGTTTATCATCGGTTCAACACCTGCACACTCCGCTTCCTGTTCAAATAAAATCAAAGGAAGTTTACCTATGATATTTACCTCTTCTTCAACATCCCAGCCCATCACATTACGCTTACAGTGATAAAACATACTTTTCGTATATATGTCCACATAATACTTGATTTCTCCTCCAACATCTTGCAAGCAGTAGCCACGGGCAAAATCTATCAACCGTCCGAACTGATCTTTACGATAAAAAATATCATCACCTAAACTTTTTGCTAGCACCTTAATCAATACGTCCGCCTTTCCCTCTTCATTTCGAAAAGTATGGAACAACATTGCACTAACAGTTTCGGCTCCGGCTAGACGTTTAGCCTCTCTGATCTTTGCGTTGAATCTGGTAGATTTAAGCACATCAAGATAGGCAGAAAAAGCTCTATCTGTCCCCTCTGAAGCCTGTTTCCATTTCAAAGGACGGCCAAAAAGAAATACAAGAGCGATTTCATTGATATACACAGGATATGGAATAGGTATCTTCCAACGCTTGTCAAACCTTAAAAAAGACCGTTTGCCAGTAACCTCATCACGTTTACCAAAAATCGCCTTATCCGGTCTTGACATAACTTCATGCTGCATCGTATCATAAACCTTCAAAGCCTTTTCCGCTTTCCCCGAATTGTCGATCATCTGCGTAAGAGCCCGGCCTATATCTTTTGATTTTAGCAACTGTTCAAACTTTTGGTTACGACCTAAAGCCGCGTTAAAACTATTGACAACCCAATTATACAAACTCATCTTCACTAATTTTTAAATTCAACATCCAAATGCACTTAATATCTCTTTTATATCATCATCCGTTATTTCATTGCCATCATCACCAAGCAAATAGTCTATCGCATATACCAGAATATCTACATACTCATCGTGAGTAGCTGCCGGAAACTGGCTTACTTCTGTTACAAATTCCTCATTCCAATCACCTTCAACCAAAATAACGCGGCCGCACTCGATTTTTGGGGACCTGGTTTTTAAACGAACAGACTTGCTATCTGCAGGTGACGGGGTTTCTGTTACATTCAACTTTGTCGCTTTACGGGCTTGCTGAACAACTGACTTTCCATTAGCCTTAGGTTCTATCCGTATTGTAGACCTATCATCATAACCATGTGCCCGAACATATTCCGGAATGAAGCGCATCAAATCCGGGAACTCTTTCCAGACTTTCTGCGCATGATAGATGAACAAATAGTTTTGTATCCTACACGCAGCCAATATGCCAGACGGGTCATTGTCCGTCTTTTGCTTCTTCTCATCATAAGCAGTATCAAGAAAGAAATGTATCGGAGCTCCACCACGCACTGCAAGAAATTGAGCCAGTGAAATATGCCCGAACCAGGACGACTTAACAATATTACCACCTTCAACAACTGGTGACTGTTCATACTGTCCTGCAAACTGCCGGGAACCCAGGTCCACTTTCGCTTCTGCAATCACTTCCCTATCTATACGGATAGGATCAAGAAGCCCATCAATATATCGTTCTTTCAACTCCGGAGGGTTTACACGCGACGAAACTTCTGCAGGTAGACAGATATGCTTAATTTTCTCACCTTTCCTTTTCAGCAAATAACCAGTTACATCATCATCGTGCAAACGTTGCATGATAGTGACCATAGGAGTATTCTTTTTATCAACTTTACGAGATGACAAGGTTTTTGTATGCTCGTTCGCCTGCAAACGTAAAGGGTCCGACTCTGCTTGTTTGGGATTTACAGGGTCATCATTGATAATCACATGAGCATGTTTCCCCGTAATTGTACCTCCTGTTGATGTCGAATACCTCGCCCCCTTCTTCGTGTTCTCATAACTTCCCTTTCCGGATTTATCCCGACGAATAATTATTTCCGGAAAAAGCAGTCTATACAAATCAGATGTTATGATATCTTTTGACTTCGAAGCATGTTCGATAGAAAGGTCACCAGAATAAGAGTTTGAAATTATCCTGATAGTCTGATCCTGCGTCCACAACCAAGCAGGCCACATAATCGTTACCAAAGTTGTTTTAGTCGAGCCGGGCGGAATATTGATAATTACATCATAGGGCTTTGGCAAACGATTGACAATGTAATATGACAGCTTTTGTAACTCATTACACAGATATTCGATATGCCAATTGAATACAGGTTCTTCCGGTATTATGACACTCCAAAACGTCTGCATGAAATAGTAAAAAGACTGCTTACATTCATCTGCTTGTACAGCCCTTGCCATCTTCAATATTTCCGCCTCAACCAAACTCACTCTTTCGCCTTCTTATCTTGCTTTTCTGCAATTTTCAACAACACTTTTCTTTCTTCATCCGAAAGCTTCGATACATCAAAATCGTTTTTAAGTTCAACACCGCCGGGTATAGATATTTCCCTACGTTCCGAATATCCACGGTCTTTGCCTTTTGTTTTCAGATAGAAAATAATTGCAGTTGTATCACCACTCTGTATCTTTTTCAATAAGGACGCTTCGGCAACATCTATCTGTAACTCATTAATAGCATCAACCCGTTCTTTAAACTCTGGATCATCCCGACACCAACGATAAAAGGTTTGTCGTGAAAGTCTAACCTTTTCACAAGCAAACGTTACAATACCACTGCATTCTTTCAAGGACTCAAGCATCTTTTCTTTATCCTTCTGTACATCTTCCTCATGCTTAGGCATATCATACACCTCCTCCTTTATCTCTATAAATATCACCAATCAATGACCGATAAGTTCGCTTTTTTGGGTCACCCGCTATCAACATTTGATAAATTTTGTGACAGGTTTTAGATGATTCTTTACCGGTCATCATTGAGTAAAGTTTCTTTGCCAGTTTATATCCCGGATACATATCTGGGTGCAATGCTGCCTTTTTCATTGCATCCCGAAGAATGACACGATAATCTTTATCCTTTTCAAGTTCAAATTTCTTGTCTTGTTTTGAACTTCGGAACATATCTGTGTCCCAATAGAGCATTACTAGGTCTGCATTCGGTTCCCTGCGTATAATCCTCTCATACAAATCTGGGTAAAACTCCATCACCTTTGGCAGTGTTTTAATCGTGTCAATACTGAAAAACTGACTTATCCTTAGCTTATTCAACGGAACCCCTGTCTTGTATAAATAGATATAAGTCATCGGAATAGTTAGGTTATTCAGCTTAATATACAGCCATACATCATTATCCCGCCAGTCATATATTGGATAGAAGAACTTAGATGTCTTGATCGATGCGATAGACTGCCTACGTTGGATTGACTCCGTAACACGTAAACCAACCATGGGCGGAACGCTCTGGAATATCTTCTTTCCAAACTCCTGATAAGACATACCTAACCGAAACATCGAGTGATTGCGAATAGCAAACTTCGGCATAGGCCGTACCCAAACGTTTTCTTTACCCGGTTCCCAGCAGATAAAACTTTCGTCATTCTCCAACCTATTGCAGCAATTATAATGTCGTATAGGCAAGCAGAACCAATAAAATTTAGCCCCCAATGACATGAAACGAGAACGCCATTCCATTGCAATAGCTTCCACGTCCGGATAAATCGCTTCCTCATCAAAAAACACGACCATGATCCGGCTGAAAGGAATACTATATTTGTGCATTGTCTTTATCAGAATATCGCACATACATATAGAGTCTTTGCCGCCAGAAAAACTGACGGCAAGAACCTTATTTTTATTGAAGGCTTCCAGAATTCTACGTTCTGCGGCCTCAACTACATTTATATCCAAATCCTTAACAAACATCAAGCATTCCTCCGCAAAATTTGTCCCTTATTAAACTGCTGCTTTCTGGATGTAACCAGTTTCAAAAACTGTTCCCTGTCAATGTTAGAGAGGCGGAATATTTCTTCTTTACTCATCCCTATCTTTTTAGATATTTCATCAACAGTCAATCCCTCATCAAGTAACTTCTTAACAATCTTTTCCATAGGTTCAAGCAGATGAGTTCCACGGGCTCGATTGAATGTAATAGTACCTGCCATATCATCAGATTTTGTATCATGAGACACGACAACAACAGGTATCAAACCAGCAAGCAAAGTCTTTAGCGGTTCACGTCCAGACACCAGCCAACGGTGAAAACCATCTATAATAGTATAATCCGGGCGTATCACAATTGGAAAACAGAAACCATTATTTAGTATGCTTTCTGTTAGCAACTTCAAGTTCTTCTCTAAGACCTTGTTCGGGTTATAATCATTCGGTTTAACCAAATCACGTTTGATAAACTGTAACTCCCGTAATGGTTTAAATAAATCTTGTTGTTTCATATCTAATCCATTAAAGAGTTATCTCCTTCCCACAGTGGGGACAAACCATCGTATGAGCCTGTTGCATCCCTGCTTCAATATCTGTTACCTCTTTGGTGTCGGATGCTTCCTTCTCCGGTGTAAACGTATCTTCCCGTTTTCCAGGTTCCGCAAAGTTTACCCCCATATTGTCCGGGCTTACCTCGCTAATGATGGCATCCAGATACTCCGGTGTATAACCAATAATATCGGTATCACCGATTTCTTTGATAATACGCTCTACATCTCCATAATTGACGAAAGACATATCCTGTATTTTGTTATCTTCCAGAAGTAATTTCTTTTTCTGCTTATCAGATAACCCTTTGAGAATTGTTACATCGGCTTCCTTCTCACCCATGTACTCCAATGCCTTTTTCTTGCCATGACCGCAAAGCACCATATAGTTCTCATCCACAACGATAGGATAATACTGTCCGTACCGTTCCATACTCTTTGCAATCGCTTTTACTTGCTCTTCTGGGTGCACATTCGGATTACCCGGAAATTCTTTCAATGCAGACAGCAGCACTCTTTGACTCTCTAACTTTCCTTTCATACTTTGTCTATTTAGTGATTAAAAAATTACGTGCCGACGGGATATACCCAGCAGCATTATAAACTATTGATTTGTCTATTTGATAGATTGCATCCCATACCTCATTTACGGTGTGGTGCTTCAAGTTCCTTCTGGCCCACTCATGCGTTCCATATACCCAACCTTCCGGCCATTGATAGATTGGCGGCAGCGGCAAATGATAGTAGTGGATTAAAGCCAGAACATATTCATGGGACCAGAACGCCATCGGATTATATGACACCTTCGATTTCGATACATGGAACTTATTCTTTCCGCAAAAATTCCCGTCCTTCAACCTGCGTCCCAATACCAACATATCCAGCCGCTCATTGTCATAAAACTGTTGCTGTGCCTTCCAGTATGTGATTGGCATCCATTTATCGTCCGTCGGCCCATTAGCCGGGAACAACAGTCCTTGATGCTTACTTAGCCAAACAAGGTTAAGCCCCATGTCATACACTCGGACACCATCAGGCTTATTCGCATAGCACCACCGTTCAAAGGCTGGATACTCCAATTGAGTTTTACCCCACACACCGTTGATAATACCGGCTTCCTTGCAGAGAAAGTATAAGGTAATACTATCCTTTCCTCCAGACCAGGCAAAGCCTACCCGTTTGCCCTTTGATGCAGCTTTCAGTTCATCAACACAGGTATCAATTGCATTATCTATTTCTGCCTTAGAAACAATGTTGCCAATGTTCCGGAATAACGCCTCCCATTGTTCGTTGGTTACTTTTTTCTTCTGCCCTAACATAGTCAATTGAATTGCAAAGCCATTGATACACTTATCGACTCGCTCCCCTGGTCATACTTAAATTGCAGCCAGTTGTATTGAGTTACTTTAAACCGGAGATTTGCTACAAAGCCGGAACACGACCGAAGCGAGTACCCGGCATTAACCACAATGCGGCGATAATCCCAGCCGCCAACCACCTGCAAACGGTCACCATCACAAAAGGATCGACCGTTATACATGTTGTCCCAGGTTGCATCTATCATAAAGCCAGCCGGGAGTTTTACGGTACCGGACAATGTTTCGGTAAACAATCTGACTTTTGTGTTATACATTGACCTGGCAAGCAAGTAGAACCGCTTCCGATAGCTGGCATTCACCCACATACCGGCGGTAACTGCTTCGGATGACATATTGTATTGCAAGACCGGAGTAAACGAAAGCCAGCCGGTAACATCTGCCCGATAACCGACAAAAGGAGCGACAGTTGTTCCTCTCCCTTCCAATGATGCAGTGACCGGCATAAACAGCCGGAACCGCGTTGGTTGCGTAATACCGTCATAGACTTGTGCATGTGTCCCGGAAATAACCAGAACAGCCAGCAATAAAACGAATACTACTTGTCGCATAGCGTCAACTCCTTTCTGTACTGATTGAATAAATCCTGCTGGTTGTCCAGCTTTTCCCCTTGCTTCTGGCAATACGAACATGCAGTGTTATTCTTATCACCCTTTCTTATCGCATAAACACCATGCTCCGGACACACGAATACATTGTACTCTTCCGGGTCGGATATGGCGATAATGTACTTCTCTGTTTTACTTAACTTTTTCATCTTCTGTTTCAACACTAATCGTTAAATTCTTACCGTTCAATTCATCATAAGCCTTATTAAGTTCTTGCAACTCAGCGCGAGCATCCCGCATCTTTCTCAATAATCTATCCAGCTTATAATTCAAATCATCCACATTCCTCACCACAATCTTTAACTCTATTGGCCCCGGCTTTAAATGCCGTTTATAATCCAATGCTATCACCCCAGATGCAAGGATAGTAAAAAGTGAACCGGCTACGATCAGAGGAATATTACCAACCAGGTTTCCATAAGCGAATACCGGAAGCCCGACCACCATACTTGTAAGAATACCGTAGAACAAACCTTTCTCCGTCATCCGCTTACCCAGTATCGCGAACACTGTCGGTAACATCACCGATGACCGGAGCGTACCATATAGCAGGAAAAGATACAGGATTGTCAAACCAGGAATGTTTGCTATTAGGATAGCAGCTACCGTAACGGCTATCATAGCGAACCGAGCTGTGTGTACCTCATTCGCAAAAAGGATAAATAACAAAGTGTTGTTCTGTATTCTTTCATGCCATTTTTCATTAAGAGATAAACGGGTTACTACATCATGTCCGGCAACCGAACTAACGGCACAAATAATGCTGTCTACCGTTGATATTAATCCGGCCAATATCAGGACGAAGAACAGGTACAGGAACCATTTCGGACAAAAGGCTATTACAGCCCCCACATTGACAAGTTGTGTGTCGGCCATATAAATACCTGCACCGGATGCGATAAAGCCAAATACGGACAAAGAAATAGGGACGACGGCGAATATCACAGCGGCCGCAATCATCGTTTCTTTTACCTTGTCAACTTTAACACAGAAAACCCGTTGCCAAAACATCTGATCACCGAACGTACCGGACAATAAACCGATAGTTGTAGGGATACCGAACGACAGGGCAACCATTATCCCTGTATCAGAGAATAAACGACCGAAGTTACCGGTAATACCTCCCAGACCTTTTATCAACGTGTCCGGTTCAGCATTCGATAGCATGATAGGTAATCCGGCCAGCAGGACAATCACGATCCAGAGCATTTTCCAAAAGTCTGTTATTATGCTGCTTCGTATGCCACAAGTAAAAGTATATATCAACGGGCATACCGCCATTACAACAGTTGTTGCAGTAAACGATATACCCGTAATCTTTGAGAAGATAGTAGCCCCAGCCAAAAGTTGAACCGCAAAGCTCATCGTCTGTAGACCGAACGATTCAATCAGATACAGCGTATGACAACGATTCGAATACTTTTCACGTATATAATCCGAGAACGTCCAACCTTCCGGTCGTAACTTCCTCATCCTATTAGCGAAAAATGCAAACAAAATTAACGTTAATACATTCGGAACAACAAACCAGAACACCCCGGCAATACCTTGTGTGTATGCTTTCTCCGATGCAACAAACATCGACGGAGCCCACACCCAGGTTGCAGCCATTGAAAAAGCCGTGAGTAACCACGGCATAGATCGATTCGCAACCAAAAATTCCTCTTTTGTCTTTTCTCGTTTTCGAAGGAATAACACCAGTACAATCATCGCTGCAAAATAACCAGCGATCAACAACCAACCTTGATAAGTCTCTAAACTTTCCATTTGCCAAACTAATTTTTATGATGTAACATTTGTAACTGTTTGGCAAATATATACAAACATGGTTTATTAAACCTCTTTTTAATTGTGAAAAGATTGGTTAATAACCAAATACGAGCATAGCAGCATCTCTTGAATGTTCACTGGTTCGCTTGTTATATTTCGTCAACTTCCTAAATGACAAATCATTGAGTTTTGTTACGGAATTCTTTGGATGCGTCATTTCAAAAGGTATTCCAATGTCAGTTAGAAAGTCTTCCCATATTTTGGCATCCCGTTTAACTGAACCAACACCCTGCAACATCTTTCTTTCCTCATCCCTCGATTTATAATTCGATTGATACCATGTTCTAAGACGAGCATCTTCAATACGAACCAACACTTTACATCCATGTGTGTCAAACATACTTTGCACATACATGATCGCTTTGTGTATAGAAGTCGTTGCTATCAATTCAAACTTTCTTGAAGCCACATTCCATGTAGCAATTCCTGTATGAACCCCGGTATCAATTCCAATAACCAAGTTGTATTTTTTTCTATTTCCTACAATCATATTTTTCACTACTTTTTATCAGTTATTTTACAGAAGAAGGAAGGGAGTTAGAAAAGCCCCCTCCCCCCTATAGTCCCCCCTCCCAAAATTCTATTTGCTTTCACCATTAAATTTGTGATAGTCACAATAACCTTCACCACTCACTTTCATTTGCATAATAGGTATCAGTAAGCATTCAGAAGTAGTACCATAAACCCCTACATAATGCTTACAATTTTCACACTTTCGGGACTCTTCCCTGTAACCCATCCTTTTCAGGAGTTCGACCTGCAATTCGGGACCGGTCAACTTCAATCCATCATCCTTCTTGTCCGCCATATCTGAAACTTGTAAAGTGAATAATCGGCAACGGCTTGTCAAATGTCATTCCGGTAAACCATGCTTTCCAGTCCTCAACTGTTAGCCCGTCGTTCTCTGCGATCTGTTTCAGTGTAAGCATCGGCATTGGTTTTCCGTCGATACAATAAACAGCACGTTTTATCCCATCGTCAGCATCGGTGTACTCCATGACACTCAATGTTTGTAGTCCTACTCCATCATCTTTTCCCAATCGGGCTATTTCAACCTGAACATTTCCTTTTTCGTATGGCCTACCTTTCCATTGACGAACAGAAATAAGAGCCTTCCCCTCTTGAACTTTCTGCATAATCTTCATCCAACGTTCCAAATTAGTACGAATGGTATGTATTTTAGGGAAATTCCATAATTTACCATCTTCAACAATTGCATTCCGAGAACAACTCCTTCGAGTATTTTCCGTTCCATCATAAGAACAGGCCCATGTACAGGCTTCACTAAATTTCCGTCCCATAAGGAACTTGCACCGAAAGCGTGTCGGCTGTCCGGCTTTCGGATGATCTTTCGGGAACTCTTTTGAGAGCATAAGCACATAGACTCTCATGTTTTCTTTTTTCTTTCTCATTTTTTGGGAACTCTTGATATTAAACTTTTCAAAAAATCTTTATCCTGTACATAAGGGGTCAACTCCTCAACGATCTCCGAGGTCAATACAAATCCCGTCAAAGTAGGTTTCCCACCAGCTTTGATCTTATCTATTAAGCCTTGCAAACGCATTTCATCCACTAATACCCCCGACAAATAATCATACAAACTACCAGAAGTTCTGAAATAGAGTTTCTTCCCATGATAAAGAATGTACATGTCTTTTTTTCCGAAATTCGTTTCATATATCCACCATTCTATTGTATCATCACCCTCGAAATGTAGTTTCAACGACTCAATTGCGGCATCCATAACCTTTGAATTGTCGTAAATAGGCGGATGAGTATCAGGGAAAGCTTCTCCCATTAACCGAGTAAAATTACGGTCGTAATCATGTTGCTTTTTCAGCTTATCCATGATTGATATAAATTGTTTTTTCGTTATCATACGTTCAATTATTATTTACTGATATTACTTCACTACGTCAATGATTATTCTGCTCTTTACTTCCATATCAATCTATAAACTCTGTATTATCATTTACTTGTGCGTCATCACATACCTTAACCGCAACATCTCCATTGGGCTTTAGCCTACATTCTTGAATTTCCCTTGTTTCAATAAGAGTGAAAGATGCGTGTGTATTTTTGGAGTATAGATATTCACCATCCCAAGTCCATATTCCACCATGTATGTCCTTGAATGTGCCTATATTCGGATTCAAAGTTTTCAGTATCGCTTTCCGACCTACATTAGTCATAGCCTCAAACCCATGATGAGTTGGATGTATTTCTTTCACTTCTTCATACAAGGCATAATCAAGTTGTTTTAACCATAATAGAAACTTTGGTACTTCTTTCTCTTGATAATCTTTTATTCTTCCTCCCAACAAAGCGTAAGGAACAAAATTTACGATTTGCTTGGATATAAACTCTGCATTGAAATGCTCTCGTTTAATAATCGGTCTTCTATTTGCAAAATAACCACCTCCATCTACGAACTCTATATCTTCATTTAAGCCTAAGTGTGAAATTGGGATATAGACTAAATCCATAAAATATTCCAACTTTTTGGGCTGTGTCAATTTTGACCTATATACATCTTTATGTTTCTTTTCAAAATCACTTATCCATGAATGAAATTTACTTGCCATTCTTGAATACCCGATAACCCGACCTCTACTTCCATGAGGACAATAATTGTCAAAAGCAACACAATTGCCTTTTGCGTACAACTCGCATTTTTCGGGACATTCGCAATAGATAATATGACCGATTGCTTTTTCTGATTTCTTTTGCTTGAATAACGTATTTGCCGGATTCCATACCCAGGCATCAATTTCTTTCTTCATTTTGCTTCCCCTTCCTATTTCATTTGTTGCAACTTCTATGGATTAAATCATCTTCAAGAATCAAACCACCATTAAGCACGTGTTCTATCATTCCGTCAGACATTTGTAAAGTTTGTTCAAGCGTTGGTCTTACCCAATCTTCGACATACACAAAATTCGGCATTGTACTTTTTGCATAAGTCTTGTCGTGATACATAGTCCCACCGCATTTTTTACATTGAATCGTGAAAGGTGTTACCCCTTTATCTTTGTATGTGGTGAAAATAATTTTATTGCAAATATCACAGGTATATCTATCCACCGTATTACGTCCATCATACATTTGGGCATCTTCAATTGTCGATACCATTTCATTGTATTTATGTTCAATTTCTTTCTGTTTCATGATTCAATTATTTTTTTCAACTTATCTGCTCTTTTCTTTAAACTGGTGGCCAGTTCATTAAAAGCCACATTAATCAAATCACAATCTTTGGTTGAACGGATGGCATCAGATACACAATCCAGTTCAATAAGAATGTCTGCACTATCAGCAAATACATTTAACGCCAATATTTTCGCTTCTCTCTTAGTCATATCGTTCTATTATTTATTCACAAAGTCCATAATAACTCATGCAACTCGTTGCTACATCATCATCGTCAAAAAGGGAACCGGTCAACCGCTTTCCTTGCACATAGCGAACGATATCACCAATAAGCGGATATGAGCCTTTGTAGTATTTGGATGGAATCTTATCCGGCCCACAAAAACTACTATTTAGTTGTTGTTCAAGGCTTGCAATGTATTCAATCCTGTTAGGGTCTTGAACACTAATATTATACATATCTTGTTGCGAAGCCATTATGCATGGATAACATCCTACCCGCTTATAACCCATTCGATATAAAGGATTAGGCTGTAATCCATTGTCAAGAATATAGTCTATCACTTGTTGCGCCGACCAGTCGAATACAGGTCGCAAAAGATCATCAGAATGTTTTAACCTAAATTCCAACACGTCTTTACGTCGATAAGTATGAAATTTGTCTTTTCCATGTTTATCTTTCCCGTACGGCTGCACATAATATTTGAAGTAGGTGCATTGTTTTCGCATTTCTGCGCGCTTAGCACTTTCTGCAGCACGTATACCCTGTATCATCAAAATATCATCGTTTATTTCATCAAGGACGTAATCTATCATTGGGATTGTTTTCAATTCAGACGTGCAGAACCGTCGTTGCGAAGACGGCCAACGAGACTTCTTTTGTGCCAAGCCAACCATTCCATCAAACTTTTTTGACTTGATCGTGACAAAGTTCAAATCAAGCTGTCGGCATATCTCTTCAATATATTGATAAGTCAACGGGTGTTCCCAAGCAGTATCACAAAACACTGTGATAAAATCTTTTGTTAGGTTATTACGTACCCAAAGCAGAGACGCAAGACTATCTTTACCTCCGCTGAATGTGACTATTACTTTCATTTCTATTCAGTTATTGAAATATTCCTAACTCTTTTTTTATTCTATTTTCAGCCAACCGCACATAGTCTTTGTTTATTTCAAATCCTACATAATTGCGGTTCAGTTTCCGTGAAACGATTGCTGTTGTTCCGGAACCCATAAACGGGTCAAGAACAACGCCATCTTCCGGGCATCCAGCTTTTATACAGTCAACGATAAGAGCCGGGGGAAACACTGCAAAATGAGCATCATGGAAGGCCGATGTACTTACTTCCCAGACAGAACGTTTATTCGCTTTGTCCGTATATTCATACTCACGGTTTGTATTGGCTCGATACATCGGGTCATCTTCCGGCATGTCAGCAAAGTTCCTTTTGCGGCCACCAATAACAGCTTTCATGTTGCCGTTTGCTTTCAGCGAACGAGAGGATCCTACTTGGTTATCGACATCCTGCTTTATTCTGCGGATTGTAGACTCACGTGCCGGAACTTTTATAGCATCAGCATCGAAGTAATACGATCGGGACTTACTCAACAGGAAGATATATTCATGGGATTTAGTGCAACGGTCTCGAACACTCTCCGGCATCGGATTAGGTTTGCTCCAAATAATATCCTGACGCAAATACCAACCGTCTGCCCTAAGCGCGAACGCAAGCATCCAAGGAATACCGATCAAATCTTTTGGCTTACAGTTTGTACATTGTTTTACTAATGTAGCCTTACCAAGTATTCCCCGGTTTGTTCCCTGCTTATAATTCATCGCATTGTCTGGAAATTGAGCTGCGCCTTTCATGGAACCGGCATAGCTATCGCCAATATTCACCCAAAGAGTACCGTCATCCGTTAACACTCTTCGAACCTCCCGGAACACTTTCACTAACTTTTTAATATATTCTTCCGGTGTCGCTTCAAGCCCTATCTGCGCGTCATTTCCATAGTCTCGCAATCCGTAATATGGAGGTGATGTTACACAACAATTTACGCAATTGTCCGGTAAACGTTCCAGACCGAATAGGCATTCTGAATTATAAATAACATTCATATTCATATCACACACCGTATTTATCAGAACACTCTTTGATCAGAAAATTAAGCGGGTCGTTATTTTCATAATCTCTAAGTGAATCCATATATTCATTTTCCAATTTTGCAAATAACATAGGGATTGAAGAATGCAAATCTTCCTCCAAAAACACCTGTTCTTTTATTGCATAGTCCTCATCAATGAATGAGACTTTATAGCAAGGGATACCAGTAATAGTTTCAGTACGACTGATGACATAACCATCTTTAATTACACCATTGACAAGCACAAAAACATGTTCTTTTATTTTGTATTTCAATCTATCCATGTTAACTACTTTTTACTGATTAACAATCTCATATATTCAGCCCTTTTCTGCACAAGGGCTACAGCAGTGTAATAATCTTTCCTGCGTATACTTACGTCCAGCTTCGTATTTATCCGGCTGATACGTGCATGAAGTTCGCCCTTTGTCATATCTACGGCTTTAATAGTTCAACCTCCGTACATCTTATCCATGTGTGCGGATAAAGGCATACGGTATTATTATTTTTATCCAGATCGGCAAGTATATATACCTTCCCCTTATATCGGACCGTAGAGCCGATCTTTGCCTGAGTCCTAAAAACATTAATTTTCATACTATGCTACTTGTTTAAGTTCCAACGTCCGGATATCTTCGGTAAAATGCAATGCATCCGGATGATTTGCGGCATGCGATGCTATTGCGTTCGCATCATGGTTTACGGAAGCAATGACCTTAGCCAACTTCTGGCCGTTTTCATCTTTGGCAAGTTCAACTCCCGTCGAAGTGCCCCCGGCACCACAAAACAGGTCAATGTACAATAGACTTACCATAACTTACCGCATTTTTTATCAGACAATATCGCATTTCCGCAAGTAATACGGCTTTCGTCCTCTTCCTGAGAAGGAATAAACACTAGCGTATCGAAGCCTGCAGCCTTTAAGCTCTCTTCTGCTTCCCGATATGGATAATAGTAGTTATACCCATCAGCTGTGATCAGGCCACGTTCTTTACACGCAGAAGTTTCGTGCATAGGAGTTATCTTACACATGAATTTATTAGGGTCAAATAGGCTTGCCAATTTTTCACCATCAACCTCATAACCACATAATGCAAAATTCAAAGCATACTTTCTGCCGACCGGGTCCGGCAACTTATCTGCGATATCGGAAATCTTACTAAGAGACTTAGTATTTCCGGAAAACATATCTTCGCGCTCTTTGTCATTGGTTGAATTGATCGAGAGCTGCAGACCTGCGTCGCCATTGAAAACTACATTTTTCAATTCACACCACTCAAGCAAATAAGACATCAGATAGCCATTATATTCCGGCATCATCGTCGATATTACGGGATGAATGAGACTATCACCCAGATACAAACTAACTAAATTTTTCAACTCTCTTGTAGCATGAAGAACTTCCCAGTTAAATGTTGGCTCTCCCATTCTGGCATAATGGATATTCAGGCGTTTTGTCTCGGTAATTTCCGGATGTAGACTCAATGCTGCCTCTACTTGCATCAATAAGTCATGTTTTGTCGCATTATAGCCAGGTCCGACCTTCGGCACATCACAAAACTTACAACGCATCGAACAACCGTACTGTGTCGAGATTGTAATCACCCACTTTTCTGTCAGAGGCATAATGGTATCAGCCTTTACACCGTTAATTTCATCGGATAATCCAAGAAAATCAGCTTTAATATTGGCATGTTTTCCATAGTCGCCAATTGAGAGACATTCCAGTTCTCTACCATTTTCTCCTTGTACGATCAGGATATTACCTGTCGGTACTACAATGTTTTTTAAAATCGTTGTCATAATCGTGTTGTGTTAATGTGTTATATACTAAATATTTTATTATTCCTTGCTATTCTTCCATTCCGAATAGCTCATTGCCGTTTGGCTACTTTGCCATTTCTCTCGTTCCTCCTGCTTTTTCCGCTCACGTTCACGGTTCTCGTAGAAGGCTAATTCATCCCGTCTCTCTGACGCAAACTGAAAAAGGGCCTGCATTATCACCAAAGGGTCTACAACCCCATACAACGCCCCATATTTACCACATTTAAAGCGATGCATGAATAGCATAAACTCCGTCACTTTGAAATACGGATATTCCTGCAAAATAAGTCGGGATGTTTCTTCCATCTGGCCAGGACTCATTTTCACCGCAACCCCGGCAAATTCATTCAAATCTTCCAGTTGCGCCATAATCCAACCTTCTGCAGGGTCAATTCCAAAAGCTTCTTTTACTACTGCTAATGTTGGAGCTTTACCGACATAGGCACGTTCTAAATTCCGAGCTATTGCTTTCTGCAAAGAAGGATTGAATGCAGCCCCAAACCGTTTTTTATCACCATACAGGGTTACTAAATTCCGAACTCTTTCCTGTTTCGGTACTTCCTCCGGCGGTAGACTGAAACTTTTCAACGATCCTACGTTTTCTTTCAGTTCCATTATCGCCTGATTTGATCTTTTGTCCATAGCGTTGCTCTCTACTTAATTCATTTTTCAACCAATTTGAATAATGCTGAACAGCATCTTTCACTGATTTATAAGTAACTTTCTCATTTTCCAATTTGCGGAAAAACTCATCCAACTTCTCTTGATGTTTTTCTGGTGGGATATAGTTATTCATGCAAATTGTTTCCATCCAAGCAATATCTGCTACCAATGCAGATTTACATTCTGGCAAAGGAACTGGAACATCTTCTTGGGAATATCCATTCGGGAGAATGTTCTTATCTTCATTCTCTCCTTTAGTTTCCTTTAGTTTAGTTTCCTTTCCTTTACTTGCATCCGGTTCACTTTGCGTTTGCAATGCGTTCGCATCCGGTTTACTATGCGTTTGCTTATTTTCCCATCTTTTCCGGGCTGATTCTCTGGCTTTATTTGATTTCTCATCCTTTTTCTGCATCCTCGTCGTAAAACCTTCGGAGTAAAACCGCTTACCATCTTCGGTAAATTGAAATAGCCCAAATTCTTCAACAACCGACTTCACAATGTCTGAACCTACACGAAAATCAAAGGCTAATGTATTATAATCTTTAATGCTCGTATAATCCGGTTCCTCACGCAGACGTTCCAAAATCATAAAATAAACGCCATAACCTTCTGCCCCCTTCTTAATCCTTAATGGAATAAGCTTATCGGAATTCCTTGCATTGCTATCATGAGGAAAATAATTGTTCATGTTTTCATGCAATTATCAGTTTAAAGGCAAGCGGGCTTCCCCGCCTACCACCATTATTATTTTTTCTCTGCCCTGGTAATCCACACAGCTTCTCCGGTATCAGCATCAATAAATGACTCACGCCAAGTATTGTAATTTTCCTCTACATAATCGAGCCAATGCTGTAAGCACCCCAGATAGAATGCAATAACTGAACTAAAAAACTCAGACTGTATATGCTGGGATAACAGCGAATAGATAGAGTCCTTCAACTGTTCTTCGTCAAACTTATTCTCAACACCTGATTTAATTAAGGCCAAGGTACGTTTACGGATATTGATAGCCTTACCATCCCTTTCGCAAAGCCGTTCTACAAAATCACGGCACTGGCCCATTATAATCTTATCAGCTGCACTTTCTTTGAAACGATCTCTGTACAAATGACATACAGGGGATATATCCGAATGCTGATCAAGAATATCAACAATAGCACCTTCCGAAGAATAGTAATACACATCCATTATTGTTGTCTCCTGAATGCTAACAATAATCCAATCACCTATGGAATCTTTATTGTATTCCTTCATAACTTCCTGTACGCGCTCTGTATCAGAAGCCCGAACCAAATACTTGTAATTAGTCCGTCTTTCTTCCCCTGTGTCCTCATTAACAGTAATGAATGCCTGTACAACCTTATAATATCGATCATCAAGTTCGGTAGCTCCTTCTTCCAGAATGCGATCAATGGGGAAACGGGCAATATCATCAATAAATAATTCTTCTCCGGCTTTTACAAACGGTTGAAGTTCTTTTGTTATACGGGTCTCTGCTTCGCCCCATAATAAGGCATCCACGAGATAAGTTTCACTCACTCTTTTTTCCGAACCATTATCAGCCATCTTCTGATAATGTGTCTTACACTGAAACCATGATTTATCTGCCATAATCAATTATTTTTGAAATTTTCTTTATCAATATTTTGACTAATCTTACTGCATTGTACAACCGGGTATTCCTTCCATCAACATCAATATTATCAATCAGCACAGGAAGCAATCGAACCAACTCTTTCAGTATGTAGTCAGGTACGTTTTTCATGTAACTTCCAATATTTATCCGGTTCCGGAATATCCATCCCCAGGTATTCAAATGCGTATTCTCTTAACTTATCCGTATAGGTTTTAAAGGTTAGGGTATCCATTAATGCTGTGGATGAAGGAAACTCGATTATTTCCCCTGTATCTCGGTTAACCACCTGCTCTGCAGTAAACAGTTTTTTGAAATATTCATGTACCTGTGCATCACTCGTAAACTCCCAACCTGCATTTATAAGCCCTCTTAGCATCAACGGATATACACAACCCCATAAATAGCCGTTCTGGTCATTTGAGCGCGGCTTTCTGACCTTTTTTATTGTGGCTGCATAAATACCATTGCCGAGCAAAGAAAGTGCCAGCGTCAAAGCCTTAGCATGCAAGACTCCATTTACCTTTTCAAACCTAATCGTATTCATTTCAATAGGGTAATTTGCCTATCCATAGTTCAACACCTTTTTTTGCCGCAATTGTCGGCTTTCCCGTCAATCCGGCAATCTCCCTGACAAACCTTGTTTCATCAGAATTACCGTCGCTCAAATGAATGAGTACGATATTCTGCGTATTCGTCAAGTCATTTGCCCGCAATATGCCTTTAGTTGTTTCAAGTTCCATGTGGGACTTTAGTAACCGAGAGCGCATAGATGGCGGCATACGCCCGTCTGCTATATTCCTATCCAAAATGTCATCCGCATAATTCGCTTCAATCAGCCAGGTAGTAACATTATCGAACGTATATTCACAATAAAACGTATCAGTGAGAAATACGAGCCTACCCATATCCGGATGATCGATCTGGTATCCTAAAGCAGGAACATCATGCTGTACTTCGAAAGGGATAACCTTAAAATTACCAACCTTGTAGCCCTTGCCTGGTTGTACTACTTTAGAGAACGGAAGCATTGCCATATTTCCTTTGTTCTTACACACAGCTTCGGGAGAAAGAACCGGGAAACCATATTCCAAATATTCCAAATAGTAACCGGCATGATCATTGTGCTCATGAGTTATCAGGCAACCCACAATATTGCCTATATTATAGTTTAGAGCCTTCTTTACTTCGCTAAACTTAATGCCTGCCTCTATGATCAAAATCTCATCCCGACCGAACAACAGGTAGCAGTTTCCTTGACTATTACTATTTAAGACTTTCAGTTCCATGTTCGATTTTTTTTGCTCTGTATAATTGAGTGTTACGCAATTTGGCAAGTGGCCATTGCAAGAAAAATGCTGCCGGACGAACAAAATCTTTTTTTACTCTAAATCCAGTCACCCAGATAACAGGCTTCTTCTCTTCTGCCAATTCAAACAAATCGTTGAAGTCTGTTATCTGGCCGTCCCTAACATATTCGTTTTTCGCCATTAATACGGGTCGTTTATCGGTTGACTAACTTTCGTTTCCGGTTGAACTGATGCAGGAGCCGGAGTAGGCTGTACCGTCGAAATGTTTTGTCGTCCCCCATCAGTAGTATTTTTCACTTCCTCAAACTTTGCATCTTCAATATTTCCCAACTTCTTTTTATTTGCGTTATCGGCAAGTTGTTCATTACGTTGTTCTGCAATAGTATCTCTTTCAGTATCGTCCGGTTCATCGAACAAGGCCGCATCATCAGACATACCAATCAACAGCTTACAAGCACGCCCTATGACAGTCTTTTTCGCCATTTCATCGGAGAAGTTTTTGTGAGCAGGGGATGAACCTTTTGTAGCTCCTTGCATCCATGCCTGTTTAATTTGATTGATGTTCATGATTTCAACCACAATCCGACCATCTTCCATACCAAGTATTGCATACGCTCCTTTGACCTTATTCACATCCAAATTATCCAACGACTGAGAATGCTCTACAATCCTTTTTAAACCAGTTGCCGGGTCAATATTATATACAAACTTGTCACCTTCATATACACAGTTTGCAGCAGCTACTTTCACTCCGGCAACGCGTTTTGCTACCGCCAAAGTCCCAAGATAACTACGCATTAACTGTAACTTCGTTCCATAAGCAATGAAATAACATTGCTTTTTTACTGGGGAAAGACCTTGAACAACCATATCCAGCAAAGCATTGGCTATACTTTCTTTTGAACAGGTTTCTAATACCGGTCTATTATTACGATCAACTGTCTCTTGCAAAATCAGCCAGGCAGATTTCAAGGCATTGGCTGCCGAATAATTAGACGGAAGAACCAGTTCTCCAGTTTCTTCAAACTTGGTAATCTTAGCCAGAACGTTATCAACTACATCTTTTTGTGCTACCGCAACAGATTGCTGTACCTGTGCTGGCTGTTGTACTTGTTGTGTGGGCTGTTGCCCGTTTTGGGCGAACATTTGCCCTTGATTTGCATGTGTCATAATCGTGTCGTGTTAAATATTAATTGATTGTTAATTTAGAACCTCTCTGTACCATTAAGTTTATCAATTGAGAAGGACAGGGGATCAACTCTGATACACTTTCCCTATTATCCAAAAAGATAGGAGCCGTCACACCTTTTGCTCGACAAAGAGCATTGATAATGTCAATACCTGCATTCATTTTCTTTGCTGTATTCAAATCACTGTATGGAGTTCCATCCACCATACATTCACAGGTATCATATTCCGTTCCATCAACTTGTTTGTCAAACATCTTAAACTTAACATAAGAAAACGTTGAATTAATCCGTTGCTCAACCATTGAAACCTTAGCTTTCATGAATTCAAGAATGCTCATTTCAATCTGCTCACAGTCGGCAATCTCTTGTTGCATGGAACGTAATTGTTGTTCCAGTTCTTCATTACGTTTAGTTGTACGAATTATCTGGTCCTCTTTGGCAAGTTCTCTATTCAAAGAATCAATTTCAAGTTGAAGAGCATTTTTCTTACTCATCAAATCAGAGGTATCAGTAACAGAATAAGGTTTATTCAAGTCTTCTTTCCATTCCGTTATCTGCTTTTGCAAGGATTGATATTCTGCATTTTCGGAAAGTAATTTTTCTGTATCTTCTAGTCGAACCTGCTCCGGTTTATGGTTTTCCATCTGCTCAATCTCTCTTTGCAGATCATCTTTCAACTTCACTGTTTCGGACAATTTTTGCTCTGTTTCGGAAATAAGCGATTCGGCTTTAGAGATACGTCCGGCCAAACGTTTTCCTTCATTAACATTTGCCTCTATTTTCGTTGTTTTCCTGTTATTGAAACCGCTTTTCATCTGCTCAAGCCGGGAAATATACTCATCCCCTTCAAACTGGCGACCACAAGTAGGACATACCAATTCATCTTCATTGATAGAAAACTCTTCACTTTGTAACTGACGATAAACCGTCAAAAGCTCCTGTTTTTGTTGATGTAAAACATTCACCTCTTTTTTCTGATACTCAATAGTACCGGAAAGAGAGTTAACCTTACTTTCAGCGCGTGATAGTTCACCTTTTTTATCCTGCAACAACAAATACCAGGTTTCATATTCTTCATTCGCAGCCTTTCGAACTTCCCGCTTTAATACATCAATACGGTTCAATTTGTCGTTAATCTGCGTACGCAAAGAGCTTTTATGAGCAGATACATTCTCTGCCGCCTTGGAAAAATCCGCTATTTGAGCATCATAATCCTGTATCTGTGCTTTTTTCACTGAAATTTGAGCACGTATAGCCTCCCAATCTTGCGCTTCCGGCATATTCCTGTTGTTTTCCTCAATACGACCAGGGATATCTGATACCTCTTTTTTGATTAAGTTTTTCTGCGATACGGTCTGCTTTTTGAAGTCATCTAATGATTTGCGGGAATTCAATGCTTCAACCAGAGGAGCATAAACATCTTTGTTTTCATCTGTAACCAGAGTTTTCAAAACATCTTCATTAGTTATATTCCCTGCAATATCAAACAACATAACCCGCTGATCCTGCATTTTTAATGAAGGGAAATAGGCAGGATTAGTTATCTGTCGGAAAAGTGCTTCTGGGCAAATATCGGATACACGACGGTCATATTCACGTTTCCCAAGCGGTACATCATCTACAAAATAATCTACACTATGACCATCCATAACAGGTTCGACAGCTCCGCGCTTCTTTACCCAATTTTCTTTATAGCAACGCCGGAATGTCGTTTGAATACCATCAACATCAATAACAGCAGTAACCTCATGTTCTAATTTATGGATAGCCTTTCCCTCTGAATCCAGAGTCTTAATATTGAAGTCCGCCCGGTTCTGGCTATCCTTTCCAAACAGAACCCACAAAAAGGCATCCATGATAGTTGTCTTACCTGTTGAATTATCACCTGTAATATAAGTTACATCCGGATTAAAATTAACTTCCAAATGCTTTTGACCTTTGAAGTTGACAAGAACCAACTTCATTACTCTAATTGTTGTCATAATCGTGCTGTATTAAATATTAGTTTATAAATGTTTTTCTCCAAAACTGAAAAATCGGACCTAATTGTCGTCAAAATCTTCACGGTGTAAATTATACCCAGCTAATACGGCTTTCTTTAGCTTTTCCCGAATATCGCAATTATCTGTTCCAGTAGAAAGCATACAGTCCACAAACTCATAAGCCCGCTCTTCAAGAGTTTTTTCCCCTACCTTTGAATATTGGATAGTCATTCGGGTATTATATTGTTCGCCTTTGTGATTGATCACCTGAGCTAATGCAATTTCACCCGCATTTACTCTAATGGCTTCTTCCGACCATTTAAGCAACATAAACATAGTTAACTTTAATAGCTGTTCCCCACCTTCATCCGCAATATCCTTTAAAAACTTGCAAACTACTTGATCTTCTTCTTTTGTAAGTTTCATAATTTTTTATTTAATTGGAACCTGCACTAATTCATTCAAGAACACATGATATACTTCATATCCACCATTAATTTGGAATGTTCCAATATACCGTAAATGATCAGGATATGGATTTGTAATACTTCCACCTGTTCCATAGATTTCAATCTTTATTTCCTTAGAAGGTAAAGAAGGATCGACTATAGCCCAAATGCAAGGTTTATTAAACTGTGTTTGAACACATAATATTTGAGAACTAATTGGTATCTCTATCGTCTGTTTGTCCTCTAATGCTAAAGGATATTTATAGACTACTTTCATATCTCTTTTATAATTTTATTCCTCTAAATATCTCGTTTATCTCCATATACTCCGCATTCCATAAGGCAATCATCTCGGCCTTAGAATACATCAACGGAGAGTTATCACTTTTCCCCCGACGCTTCGGATTCAACTTGCCTTCTCTCGTCATTCTTTTAACCCATGCCTGACCATGTGTGAACTCACCACCATAGGCAGTATCCCGTTCTTTCAAAAAAAAGAAAGCTTCACGTTGAGTAATTAGGTCCAATGCTGGATGATCATATTTGCGCTGTACCGCAGCTCCAAGTTCGGCTTGGTACATCAACATATTCTTAATCAGATACGCTTTGTCCGTCATGGCTTTCCCTTTTTAATCGTCCCATGTTTATAATCCAAGCCGCATCTATCAAGAGGAAAAAGGCCGAAGCTAAACATCCCCAGAAACTGGTAAAATAGTGTTGAATAGCAATGGTAATAAAACAGAGAATAAAAGCTACTGCTATTTCCCAACCGGCAATATTGTTAGTATTCTTTGATGTGTCCATAATCGTGTTGTGTTATATGTTAATCATTCGTTCTAAATAATCCTTTGTCCACTGCATACCGGTTGAATTCCGCCATTGAGTGAACACCCAATTTTTTAAAGCTGTTACGACGGTGGTTGATCACAGTATGAGTAGAGAGGAACATCCGGTCTGCTATCTCTTTATCTGGAACTCCTTCGTAGCATAACCGCATTATCTCAAGCTGTCTATCCGACAATTTACTGTTAAACTTTGGATTACAGATAACATTGAAACCTTTACATTCCCCCCTTAGCGGACAACCAACAAACTCAAAATGAAAGTTCCAATTCTCATCTACATCAACCATATTATCATACAATCCAAAATTGCACTTGATAAATCGACGAACAGCCAAGAAATCCCGGTAAGTCCTATTACCATCATATCTGGCATAAGCCTCGCGAAGATCATTATAGGCTTCTGGGTAGAACTCTTCCAGCACCTCAAGAAAACGTTGAATAAAATCAATATCAGACTCTTTCAGGTTCCTTTCGGCACAACCCTGTTCCCTAATCGTGACTTCTCCCTCCGGTGTTGTATAGAATTCTATCGGCTTCATACTGCTTTCTCCCCTTTGTTACCAGGAAACAATACATTGGCAGGGACTCCCAGCTCTTGTTCAAGCTTTTCCTTTGCCAAATCATCAGGTTCATACGCATTGGAAATCCAGCATCTAACCGCAGATTCAGAACGTTTTGTGGCTCTGGCTATTCTCTGGATAAAAGCCTTTTTAGGAGGCGTATTGTCCAAAGAAAAATAGATGTCCCGCAGTGACTGGTTTAATGTTGCCTTTTCCATCGTTCTCATCATTTAATTTGTTAAAAGAACCGCCTGGAGGTGATACAGGCGGTTCACCTGTTGTCATAATCGTGTTGTGTTATCAGACATTGCTTTTTTCACCTCGAAGCATTGTCTGTAAAAATAATCTGCTTATCTTTGCAGCACTCGATTGTAACACTTGTGTTATAATCGTGTTGTGTTAAAGAGACACTTGGAATGTGAATTTCGAGTGTCTCTATTTTTTTCCTCCCAGTCCTCCCTACTTTGTCATAATCGTGTTGTGTTAAGAGACACTTAATCTACTTATGCCATAATCGTGTTGTGTTAAAACGGCAATTAGGTGGATATTCCCCACCGGAGGTTCCTTGTTGTGAACCAGACCTACCCAACTTAAACTTGAACGTTTAACAAACCCCTGATAGCATCCCAATGTCATTTTTTCCATTTTCTTACCTATTTATTTGTTCCACAATCTCGTTTGAGCTATTTTTGTAACTGTTATAATCGTTACAGGTGCAAATATAAAGTTTTAGTTTCTATATAGAAAGTTTTAGTTTGCATTTTAATTCACAAATATTGTTAATTAATGGCTAATCTTTTAATTATAAAAGACTTACTTAAAGAGAGGAAAATTTCTATAAGAGATTTTGCAAATGAGTTAGGCATGACAGAGCAGGCTTTACAATTATTAATACGCAAAAACTCAACCAAAATTGAAACTCTTGAATTAATTGCACAGAAACTAAATATTTCTGTTTCTATGTTCTTCGAAAAAGAAATAGAAAGTAAAAATAACAAACCCCAAATCCCCTATGAGTTTGTGGAGTCCATCATTGAAGAGCGCAAACGACATGACGAAGAACGTAAGCGACATGACGAACTGAACGCAGAACTCATTCGGCAGAATGGGTCCTTAATACGCTTGCTGGAAGAAAGGGAAGCCGGTCTTGTCCAAAACAAAGGAGATGCCTCATGTGCCGATGCAAGCGGATCAGAATTAGTGGGATAGTTTATATTGTACCTAAATACTAAAAATAATCACTTAATACTATAATATCATGGATTTTAAAGACGCAATCAAACAATTATCAGAACGTGTTCTAAAATTGAAAGACAATATATTAACGGAAGAAGCTACAAAAAATGCTTTTATAATGCCATTTATCAATGTTTTGGGATACGATGTCTTCAACCCGTTAGAAGTCGTTCCCGAAATGACATGTGATATTGCTATGAAAAAGGGAGAAAAGATTGATTATGCCATTATAAAAGAAGGAGAACCCATTTTATTGATAGAATGTAAACATTGGGCACAGGATTTAAACTTACATGATAATCAATTAATTCGCTACTTCAATGTCTCAAAAGCCAAATTTGGGATATTGACAAATGGTATCACATATCGCTTTTACACAGACTTAATAGAGCCGAACAAAATGGATGAAAAACCATTCTTAGAAGTGGATATTACAGACTTAAAGGACAATCAAATAGAAGAACTAAAAAAATTCCATAAATCATACTTTGATGTTGATAATGTCCTTAGTTCTGCAAATGAGTTAAAATACACAGGTGAATTAAAAGCTATTTTGGCTAAAGAATTTGTAAACCCTTCACCTGATTTTGTCAAGTATTTTGCCAAACAGGTTTATGATGGAATTATTACTGCTAAGTTATTGGAGCAATTTACATCTTTGACAAAAAAATCAATATCTACATATATAAACGATTTGATATCTGAAAGATTAAAATCAGCT